TCTCCCAGTCATTGATTGACAAGTTCCAGACTGAACTGGCGATGGTTCAGTCTAAGCCTGCTGAAATCCCCGGCATGGCCGATCTGATCGCAAACATCGGCAAGCTCGCCGATAGCAATCAGAAGATCATCGAAGCTCGGAGGGTCTGATCATGGGTCTTATCGTCGCAAATCCCGGAGGCGCACTAGCATACAATGGGGCTAGCGGCGGTAAGGTTTATGGTTATAACAATATCTCCGAGTCTGGTCTTGTCACGGTCGCGGCTGCAAATCCCGGCCGTGTCAAGCTTACTTTCCATAACCCTGGCGCTGCGGATATCTTCATTGCCCCGGCGGTGATTCAAACAACCGGGTCAAACGTAGCATTCGCACCCAGTAATGCAGCCCTCGGCGGATGCATCCGGGTCTACGCCAATGGCGGGCAGTTCACTATCGAAGGCGAATGCCAAGGTGCTTATCAGGCATTTGCCCTTACCGGCGCTGGTACAACTAATCCGCTGACCGTCATTGATACAAACGTCTGAGGGTAGAATTATGATTCCAATTCTCGCCTTTCTCCTGAGTCTGCTGGCCAGCCCTGCGTTGGCCCAGAATGTCACCTGCGCAACCCGACCGGCGGGTGATAGTTCCAATGCCTGTGCTTCAACGGCATTTGTATCTACTGCCGTCAGCGGTGGCGGTGGTGGCTCTGCTTCATCAAGTATAATCTCTACGCCTTTGCAAAGTTGGCGTATGAAAAAAGCTGCTGTAGATCAGAATACAACGTCCGCTCGCCGAGTAATTGCTTTTGTTGGAGACAGCTGGACTTATCGCGCGCTTTTTACAAAGCCCATTCAAGAACGTCTTCAAGCTTATAGTGGCAATGCTGGTGTAGGCTATTTGAATGCTTACGGTCAAGGATACCCTGCGTATTGGCCGTCAAACAACACTTACGCAAAAACAGGTACATGGACACAAGGGACTTTTGGCCTTGATTTGTCTAGCGCTAAATCTTCTGTACCTGCCTCAAACATTACATACACGGGTGTTTTTGAAAGTGCAGTTTGTATTTATAAAGGTGTTGCTGGGGGTGGTTCTTTTACTTGGGCTGTAGATGGAGGCGCAACTACTACAGTTGATACTTCACTTACATCTGGGGCGCAGACTTTTACAATTAGCGGGCTGTCATCTGGAACGTCGCATAGCCTCGTTTTGAACGTAACTGTTGCTGGGTCGGCAGGCGTTGAAATTTCGGGCTGTGATTTTCGTATTGAAGCTGAGGGTGTTAGGGTACATCGTCTTGGCGTTCCCGGAGCTCAAGTTACAGGGTTACAGGCAGCTTTATCTGCGGCTGATCTTAATGTAATGTTTGCTGCGATTGGTGCGTCCACATATGTAAATCTTTTTGGTACAAACGATCAGAACGTAAATATAATTCCCGGAACTTTTGCGACTAATTTAAATTTGCTAGCTGCGCAAGAACTGGCAGCCACACCGAATGCAGACATTGCATACGCAACTGCTTCCAACAACGGAACTGGTGCTCATACATATACTATGGCGCAATACGCTGCGGCTGCACAAACTGCTGCCAATGCAAATGGATATACATATATTCCAGTTTACGAAGGTATGGGTTCGTACGCCAAAGAACTTGCTAATGGCGCATTTGATGGCATTGACCTGTCACATCCAACTAATATTGGTGGACAAACCATTGCTAATATAATGTTGCGTTATCTAACTGACGATCGTCAACCTATGGTTGGGACGATTGGCGCAACCAATCTGTGTGTTGGTTATAATGCGACGTTGCCATTTTTTGCTGGCTCTGGTACAGCTGGGCCGTGTGCCGCGGTTACTACCGCATACAATCTAACTCTTTTCAACGCTGGAAGGACAATCACAACAGGTCATGATATTACCTTGGCAGGTTATCTGTCTGGTAACGCGCTTACGACACAATTTAATGTGACGGCCTATGGGCCGCAAAATTTACAACTTTCCTCAGGTAGCAATAATACTGCGTATGGGGTTAGAAACTTTCAGCTTTCAACAACTGCGGCTGCTTTAACAGGTATTGGTATTGGCGGGGCTTCTGTAAATACAACGGGATCAAATATTCTTGTCGCTGGATTTAATCCACTGACTGCAAGTATCGATGCGTCTACTATCATTGCTATGGGCAATAATGCTGTAGCAGCATCTCAACATGCACCCAATCTGGCAGTCGTAGGTCACTCAGCGTTCATTGCAAATAATAATTCCAATGGTAATTATGGTGGTATAGGTAATAGTCTGTTTGCTGATTGTACATCATGTTATAATATGTGGGGTCTTGGTAACTCAGCTGGGCGAGGGATCACAACTGGTAAAGGTGTTATGGTTATAGGCCCCGTCACAGGTTTAGCTTCAGGTTTGAGTGATGCTATTGTTTTTGGCGATGGTAATGGAACTATTAAAGCCGATTACAATAAAACATATACCTCACTCTGGGACTTTAATGATGGTATTAATTCACCTGTATTTTATTCAACATCTCCTGCGCCCGCATTGTCTGCTTGTGGTGGATCGCCTACTGTTGATACGGGTTCATCTAATCACGCTGGCAAAATTACTTTCGGTACAGCTACAACTGCCTGCACTCTAACCTTTTCCAGTCCTTACGCTAATAATGCTTTTTGTACCGTAACCCCGGGAGCGCAGCCCGCGGCAGTTGCCAATATCCCGTATATCTCTGCGCAGTCTAAAACCGCATTCACCATATCCGGTGGCACAGCTTCCGCAGTCTACTATTACAACTGCGGCGGAAACTAAGGAGAACCTCATGGCAAAGCTTGGTACGTCTGACGGCGGTAAGCCCGAAAAGAAGGACCTTCCCTATGAGCCGCCGAAAGGTCCGACGACCCAGACACGTCAGGGACCGGGACTTGGTGGAACTAATCATGGCTCTTGTGGAACACAGGGAAAGCGATAATGGACGAAGATTTCAAATCAACTCTGGCGTGGGCAAACGAACAGCTAGGCGAACTTACCACCTATACGCAGACCGAAGCCTTTCGAAAGCTTACTGCCGAAGATCAAGACCTGATCGTACAACAGGCGAGTGCGCTGAATGCATACACGGATGTTCTGACAATCCGAGCAGCTAAGGTTAAGAAATGACAACCCTCACCGATATCGCCAATCGTGCGCTGCAAGTCCCCGGCACCCGTACCACGGTAACTGCATTGGAACTTGCAAACAATTCCACGAACGAAGCTATTCAGATCAATCTTGCCTACAATGCAGTTCGCAAGCGTTTGATCCGCATGGCTCCGTGGAACTGCGTGTTGAAAACGGCGAATCTGGTGTACATTACATCGTTGCCGGGAACTCCCGAGAACTCGGCAACGTCCTTTGTTGGTAAGCCTTGGCAGTCAGGCATCCCTTCGCCGCCTTGGGTTTATGAATATCAATACCCAGTTGATTGCGTGTATGCCGCTTGGATTCCGCCGGTGGATAACATCGGCTTTGGCGTTGGCATACCAGCAGGCCCGCCGGTTAAGTTCACGGTTCAGACCGATACCTTTCGGCCGGTGACTGGAGTTTCGATCAACGATGGCGGCACTGGCCATGCCGCAGGCGATATCATAACTCTGCCCGGCACTATTCAAGGCAATGCTCCAATAGGTGCGCCTGCGCAGATTCAGGTTGACACAGTTGTGGCTGGTGTCATAACTGCGGCTTCGGTTGTGAATCAGGTAATGGGTTCGGCTACGCCTAAAGGTGGCAGCTACTTCACCACTCAGACCAACCCGGTTGCTCAGGACACCACCACCGGTTCAGGCATTGACGCGAGCTTTAACCTTACCTATGGCCCGGCCAGTCCGCAGCGGGTGATCCTGACTGACCAGCAATACGCCACGCTGGTTTATTGCGCCGACGTCACTGATCCAGATATCATGGACGATTCGTTTCAAGAGGCATTGGTCAAAATTCTCGGCGCGACTATTACCATTCCACTTGCTGGCGATAAGACTCTCGCTAAGATGGCAATCGAAACAGCCAATAAAATGATCGAAGAAGCTCGTGAAGGTGACGGTAACGAAGGTCTTACCATCAACGATGTAACCCCAGATTGGATCAGGGTTCGTGGTGTGGATTATCCCGATATCTATACCCAGTCGCAATGGGGCTTTAGCTGGGGCCCGCTTTGGCCAATTCTTTAAGGTAAGCCGATGCCTCATATCATTGCCCAAGCAAGCTTTAATTCCGGCGAATGGTCACCAAACCTATACGCTCGCGTTGATCTGGCGAAGTACAAAGCCGGTGCAGCGCTGCTTGAGAATTTCTTTGTGGATTATCGGGGAGGGGCCAGCACACGAGTTGGTACTCAGTATATTTTGCAGGCGTATAAGTCTGCAACTCCGGTGAGGCTTATTTCATTTCAAGCCAGCTTCACAGTCGGCTATGTGCTTGAGTTTGGCGATGGGTACATTCGGTTCTTCTATCGCGGATCGCCAATCATCGAAACTGGTGTTGCAATAACCGCAGCGACCAAAGCCAATCCCTGTGTGATAACTATCCCGGGGCATACCTATTCCATTGGCGACTGGATTTATGTTCAGAACGTTGTGGGTATGACGCAGATTAATCAGAAGTATTTTATCGTAACCGCGGTGGCTGGTAACAATGTTACCATTGCCGGGTTAAATGGAACCAACATAAACTCAACTGGATACTCGACTTATACCTCTGGCGGCACAGCCAGCCGGGTTTATACCATTGCCTCGCCTTATACAAGTTCCGACGACCTACGTTTGATCAAGTTTGCGCAGAGTGTCAACCAGATGATCCTCTGCCATCCTAACCATGAGCCTTATGTGCTGACCCTTATCTCAGCCACCAACTGGACGCTGGTTCCGGTTGTGATTGGCGCGACTATATCGGCACCGGGCACCCCGACACTGGCAGGATCATTCGTCTACTTCCCCGGCGCAACTCCGACGAACTATTCTTATGGTGTAACCTCGATTGGCACCAATGGTCAAGAGTCGTCTATGTCAGCGGCCGCATCGCTCTATACATATGACATGCGCACTGTCACTGGTACGGTCAAGGCTTCGTGGACCGCAGTACAGGGTGCGATTGCTTATAACGTCTATAAGACTCAGGTTTCGTATTTCGGCGTCCTGCCTGTAGGCGTTCAGTATGGGTTTGTCGGCACATGCAAAGACGTTAACTTCATCGACTCTAACATTGCTGCGGATTTCACCCAGACTCCGCCGATATCAAAGAACCCGTTCGTGGGTTCTGGCATTGACCATGTCACCGTGACCACACCCGGGACCTATACCACTGTCCCGACTGTGTCTTTCGGCGGATCGCCAACCATTGCCGCGACTGCGATTGCGGTGTTGCAGGTCCAAGGCACCCCAACAATCTCTGCTGGTGGCGCAGGCTATGCCATTGGCGACACGGTTAACTTCGGCAGCAGCCTTGTGATGCTAGTAACCAACGTTGCTGCTGGCGCAATTACCGCATGGTCTGTCCAGTCGGCTGGATATATCTCATCCGGTACTGTCCCGGCTAATCCGTTTAACCAAATCAACACTTCAGGCGCAGGCACTGGCGCACAAATCTCTGCGACTTGGGGCGTGGGTCAGGTGGTTGTGACTGGTGCTGGCGCAGGCTTTGGCTCTGTCCCGGCTGTGATCTTTTCCACAGGCGCTGCTGCTGCGACGGCTTATCTTGGCGCAACCTCGAATGGTGTGCCTACGGTTCCGGGATTTGTTCAGCAGAGATTGTTCCTCGGAGGATTGCTTGGCGCTCCGCAGAGTTTCTATCTTTCTCGGCCGGGATCATATTTTAACTTCGACATATCCCAACCCTCCCGCGCGGATGATGCTATTTCCGCGACGCTGGTTTCGGGCACACTCAACAACATCAAAGCGGTTATCCCGTCTAATTCAGGCATGCTTGTCCTCACCGACAAAGCTTCTTGGGTTGTGAATGGTGGCACGGCTGGCGCAGCGCTTACTCCGTCATCGCTGAATGCCAATCCGCAGAGCTTTGTCGGGGCCAGCGATGTTCCGCCGATCGTGGCGAACTATGATATCCTGTATGTGCAGAGCAAAGGCTCGGCTATTCGCGATCTGGCATTTAACATTTACTTCAACACTTTCACTGGCACCGATATCTCCACACTCGCCAGCCATTTGTTCTACAGCTACACCATCGATGAATGGGCATGGGCTGAACAGCCGTTTTATAACGTGAATGCCATTCGTAACGATGGCACGATGTTGACCCTGACCTTTCTCAAGGAGCAGGAATTTGTTGGATGGTCACATTACACCACGCTCGGTGCTTTTAATTCGGTTGCTTCGGTTACTGAACCAACCGATACAGCCGGGACTGTTGATGCGGTCTATACTGTTGTTGAGCGGACTGTCGGCGGAAACTCTGTTCAATATATCGAGCGATTTGCTGAGCGGGCTTTTCCGAATGGTGTAGAGGACGCTTGGTGCGTAGACGCTGGACTTCAATACGAAGGCGCGCCTGCAACCAGCTTCTCTGGCGGCGAACATCTTGCCGGGCTGACCGTGACTGGCCTTGCTGATGGGCTGGTGATCACTCCGTTTGTGATGGCTGCGAATGGGCAGTTTACTCTGCCGGTTGCTGCATCTAAGGTCACCATTGGCCTTGGTTATACCTGCAAACTCCAAACCCTAGGCATCGACACTGGCGATGGTGCAATCCAAGGCAAGCTCAAGCGGGTTGTATATGTTGACGTTCGCGTGAAGGATGCGCTTAACCTGCTCGCTGGGTCGAGCTTCAACCGATTGGTACCGATCAAAGACCTTATCATTGGCAATGTCTCGTCTATGCTCACTGGTCAAGACTCTCAGCTTGTCACAGGCCTTGTCACTGGCGATGCACGCATCACCATGGACCCGACTTACACCATCCCCGGCCAGATTTGTATTCAGCAATCTGATCCGATCCCTGCAACTGTCCTTGGCCTGTTTACTTCGCTTGAACTTGAGGGCAGCCGATGAACGGGGAAATCTACCGGATCGACAAAGAAGACCTCGCGGGATTGACTTTACAACCAGAAGTGTTGTATGCTGGTAACATATCCAGTCAGATGCTTGCAGGTTTCTATCGCGGTCAGTTGCTGTGTATCATCGGTTTCATCCCGCGGAGTTTTCTCTCGGATGAAGCCTATATGTGGATGCAGACAATGCCAGAAGCCAAGGCACATCCTACAATGATCGGCCGACATGCTCGACGGGTTATCCCGAATATGCTCAAGATTTATCCGAAGCTGATTGGCCATTGTTTCTCGCCAGATTCAGCGCGATGGCTTAAATCGCTTGGCGCTGAAATCCATGGTACTGTCTTTGAAATTCGGAGCGCCTGATGGCTGATCCAGTCACCCTAGGTACAATCGGCCTTGCTTCTAGTGGTGCCTCTGGCGCACTCGGAATCTTTAGCTCGCTTATGGGTGGTGGCGCGAAGGCTGATGCGTATAAATATCAATCCTCGATGGCTTGGCAGAATGCTGCGATTGCTAAGCAAAACCAAAAGTACGCATTGGATATTGGCGAGCAGCAAGCTGAGAAGCAGGGTATCGCTGGGGCTGCGCAGGCCGGGCAGGTTAAAGCTGGACAAGCTGCGTCTGGCGTTGATGTAAACACAGGGTCAGCCAAAGAGGTTCAGACCAGTCAGCATCTTGTTTCGCAGATGGACCTTAATACTATCCGCGAGAAGGCTGCCAAGACTGCTTATGACTTTTCGGTGCAGGCCACGAACTACGAAAACCAAGCCAAGGGTTATTCCAAAGCCGCTAGCAATGCTAAGACCGAAGGTGTTCTTGGAGCAGTTTCGTCATTCATCGGCACTGTCGGTTCAGTTTCCAGCAAATGGCTACGAGGCAATCAGCTTGGTATGTGGGGCAATGGCGGCGGAAGCCTTAGCAAACCCGGCCCCGATCCGCTGACTGAATGGGAGTATGGACGCTAATGGCCAGCAATGTTCCATACACAGGTGTGCCGACGGTACAGCCGAGCTTTGATGCAACCCCGAGCATGTCGTCCAACATCCCGATGGATGCGTTTGGGGCTGGCGTTGCTGGGGCTGTTGGGCATCTAGGCAAGTCGATTGAAGGCGCTGGCAGTGAACTTTATTCCCGCGCCATCGCGATGCAGCAGCTTAACGAACAGGCCAATGCTGCGAATGCGGTTGCTGAGTTCACCACGGCGCAGGGTGAAAAGTATGCGCAATATTCCACGCAGAGTGGCAAGAATGCTGTCGATGGGTATAAGCCATACATTGATGATCTGAACGCAACGCGCGAGTCGATCGGGCAGAAGCTTTCCAGCCCATATGCGCAGAAACTTTATCTGCAAGAATCCCGGTCGATTCAGGCCCGGTCGGTATTCTCAGCCGCGGCTCATGCAGGGCGCGAAGGCAAAAACTATGCGATTGGTTCTACTCAGTCGCTGATTGATGCTCGTCAGAATGCGGCTGCGCTTGCTCCGCAGGACGATGAAAGTTATCAGGCGAGCCTCGCACAGAATGCTCGGGATGCCCGGCAACTTGGTGTGCTTGAAGGCAAAGACGATCAATGGGTGAAGAACTACACCCAGCAGATGAATTCCAAGATGACCATGGGGCGTATCCAAGGCCTCGCCAAAAGCGATGTGCCTTCGGCCCAGAAGCTGCTCGACGCCGCGATTAAGGCTGGAAACATTTCTGGTGATGATCTTGGTAAAGCCCAGACCTACATTCGCGGCCAAAAGCTCAGCGTAGCCTCGCGGCAGGAAGCTGCGCGGATGTTCACTGGGGATAACCCGACGATTGGTCAAGGTAAAGTTCCGGTTGAGAATATCCTCGAAGCCATCGCCGGGAATGAAGGCGCGGATTACGGAACCCTGCATCCGACTAAGGTGACTCATAAAGTCAAAGGCCAGATGATCACGGAGCAGGCTCTGGGTCGTTATGGCGTGATGCAGTCGAACTTGCAGGACTGGCTTAAGGAAGCTGGGATGCCTGCAATGTCCGAGCAGGAGTTTCTGAATAACCCGAAGGCTCAGGACAAACTTGCTGGGTTTAAGCTCGGGCAGTATCAAGAAGAAGGCGGGTCTGCCTCTGCGGCTGCGAATAAGTGGTTCACCGGAAGCTACACGCCTGACCCGAAAGTCTCGGATAAGATCAACACCGCTGCGAGTTATCAGAAGAAGTTCCTCGCTGGGCTTGCTAAGAATTCTGGCGCAGCCGAAGTCAGCAAAGCTGCTCGGGATAGGTCTAAGCAACTTTTTGGCGATGATGCTGAGGCCGAGGATGCCTTTGAGCAACAGGCGCTGACACGGCATAGCCGCGACAAATCCATGGCCCGTGAGGCTGAGCAGGAAGCGCGCCAGACCATTGAGGATGCGCTTATTCCGGCGAAGGATGGGAAACTCATAACTTCGATTGAAGACATACAAGACCCGAAGGTTCAGGCGGCATGGGATGAGCTTAAACCTGCGCAGCAAAACCGCTATCGCCGGTTGATGGCGCAGAATGCCAAGGGCGATTACGAGGCTACGCAGGAGAACCAGCTTCAATATCGCAGCTGGATTGGGAAGCTCACCGATCCAATGGCGTCGCCTGAGGAAAAGCGCAGCGCGATGAATGCGGACTTTGCTTCGTTGCCAATGCCCGCGGCTCAGCGTCAACAGCTGAATCAGCTTAAGGCAAAGCTTTGGAAAGACCAAAACAAAAACCCGGCGCTAAATCATTCGATGAGC